TTTTTTTTTTTTTTTTTTTTTTTTTTTTTTTTTTTTTTTTTTTTTTTTTTTATACTCTATTACCCCACACTTGAGATACACAGTAGGTAAGTACCAACCGGTTGGCATTGTGCCACCATCGTCATTGGTTTCAACTTCCTGATGTGTGATGTGGGTCCCAGCTTTACAAGACTGGGTGTGCCGTATAGGATAACGATCACAACATTTTCACATAACATATATCATCATTATATATATACGTTAGCTAGAAATTATTTTAAACCCCGAGGGTCTTCAATAACTTCTCTGTACTTTACAACACAAAGAGAAAAACCCCAAAGAGGGCGCCTTCCATCTCTCGAAAGACGGGTCAAGTGTCCGTGACCACGGGTTGAAACAAATCGTAGTAAGTGCCTAAGGCACGGCCTCTCCCAGAAGTCCAATTAAGGAATGAAACTGGTGAAAGTACCTGGGTAAGCACCGTCACAATAAGGGGGCCCGTTGACAAGTCAAATCATCTACGAGCACAACCCGATTGGGAAAGTTATTACCCCAAAGCCTAGCTTAGTCCGCCACTCTCGTGCGTAGGGTGACTCTCATGCCCGTGAAGTTCATTCATGGTGAATGACTCTAAGAGTCTCCACTCTACCACTATTTCACAGCCAAGCGTTACTTCCCATCTTAGCACAAGAATGGTATCCTTACTATAACTTGGATCAGACACAACAAGAAAAATAATAAAACTTATTATGTACACATACGACACCCTAACAATATACATGGGTGAAGGGTGATGGAACCTCTCCATCAGGAGTGTTTATTGGCGAAGTAGTATATACATTACCAGATAACAGTGCCATTCAAGTCCGGCATAGACTGACCTATATTTTAAAACCTGTGTCAAGGTTTGTGTGCCGTGTCCATGCACGGCAAGGGTTGCCCCCGGCTCCTCTAATGAGGTACAGTAGTCAGTCCTGAAGAGCTCACCACTAGCATAGAATCGAGTTACGTGTTGGCCACATTCACCGATGATATCTGCTGTTGTGTGCGGATTCAACCTGTTCAGGGTAGACCTTTCAGCTGCGGTGGGTTCGCTCACGCTGCGTTTAAAGCGCAATATCCCCCAGCATCACCCCGGCCCCACCTAGGGACACTCGAGTGCCGACTTATACTTCTCCAGTCTTCTTCCTTACTAAGATTTGTTACACCACCACTTTACAGCTCGTCATCTTTGAAATCACGCAACCGACCACAACTAGTGTGATACATTCTCAAGGACTTTTCCTTCGCCCGTGTGAGGAGGTGCCATAATTACACCTCCAAGTCAAGAAGCGCCACTGGTTTTGATTTCATCAATATTTCCTTGAGTGGCAAATCTTGTTGTCTGAACATGTCTCGATATTTCTTATTAAACTCCACATGTCCAGAGCTCGCTCGCCTGACGAGCGATGTGTAATCAGCAGCCCTAAGGGCGCCAGTCACACTCGCCCACCATCGAGCTTGACACTCCTCAAATGAGATGTCTGTTGGAGGAAGCATCACTCTCGTTAGTGCACTATTCAATCGTCGTACCAAATCATCAAAATAATCTCTTCCATGGATGGCAGCCTCATGTAACGCACTCTCAATGTTTTGTTCCAGTGCTTCCACAGGTGTTGGACAGTCCCGGATCCAGTTCAAACGCTCCTCAATGCTCGTCTTATCCAGAGGGGCCTTCCAAAGAAAGCCAGAGGACTCCACTCTCTCAAAACCTCGCTTCAAAAAGCTCATCTTAGTGATATCCTCATATGGCTTGCTCATGTGTATTGGGTTTTTGTCTCCGTCTGTATACGTAACCCCAAAGTGACTGAGATAAGCGGCAACTGTTTGCAAATTATACACGTCGAGAAATTCCTCATGAACAGATACAACGTTATCATCCCCGTACGCAACAATCTTACAATAAGTGTCAAAATCCTTGCAACTGCCTTGTGGACTCAGGAGACTTGATCCAACCGTGCTCATCCATGCTAGAGCCATAAAATAATAGTTCACAAAGGAATTGAAAATGACTGTCATTGCAAAGCCTGAAGGCATTCCCTGTGAATATCTCAATATTAGATCACCACAGATTCCATCCCGGTGTACTATCGAAGATATTAGACTATGGCGTGCTCTTGCATTAACTTCTCCGTCATTGTACCAAGCATTCACGACGTTGACTATGGAATGGTAAATGGCTGGCGATCCAATGCCGTCAAATTTTGAATAATCACCAGCAAATCCTTTAGTATTGACTCTCAACAAAGAGTTTATCAAATCAGACCACTCCATGCTTTCTGGATTAATCCCTACCTGAGAGAAGTGCTCTCGTCGCGTGCTCATCACCATGGCTGCAAAATCTCCAAAATATTGTCTAAACAGGATATTGACCTCAGGGGACAGAATGGTGAACGTGCGAGTTGCTGGTTTCTCATAAATTTTTGCCAGTTTTCTTCTTTCATCCTTGAGGCACTCCATTGTCATGATACTAGGTTTCACACCGCTTGTCACTTCCTCTTTTATTCGCTCATAGTTCTCGATCAGCTCTGGGTCCTTCATGGCATATTTAGGTCGACCTGACGGATAGGGTTCCAGCTCCTCAAACAAGTACTTCTTTCCCTGCGCGCCACTTGGTCTTTTCAAAATGTATGGATATCCAGGCGACGTCTTCATCTCTATTGGGGACCAGAAGTCTGAGCCATCAATGCCATTAATGCCAACTTCCAATGAATTCACGTTTCGAGTTCTTCTTGAATTTTCTTTCCGCCTGAATTTCTTTATCAGAAAATTCTCCACTTCTTGAATCTCCTCTGTTGGGAATGGCAAAATATAGGAACCATACTTCTTAACCGCATCTTTCATTGGATCCCATTCACCAGGTGGAAACGGTAGTCGTCTGTCCCAGGCTGAAAGAACTGAGGGCTCTGTTTTAATTTCACCAATCAATCCATGAATCATGCTCTTGCAAATCGTGGTCTTGGTAACAGATGTGGGCACCAATTGTGCGGTCAGCTGGCCAACAATTCCAAGATTACCTTTGCCCTCAAGCGACAAGCTTTGCTTCTTAGAGTGCTCCGGAAGTTTCTCCTCACCTGCTCCAATTGCGCCTTTTGGTATATGCTTCAGTAGGCCTGTTTCCTTCAATGTCTCAATGGCTTGCATCAGATGTTCCTGAGTCAATGTTTCAGCATATCCCATACACTTGTTGCGTAGTCCACTGACGTGCATTCCTATTATCTTCCTGAAACAAGTCGCATCAGCTCTCATAATGGCACGTCCGCAAAATCCTGGCATACAGTGCACTCTGTATCTCAGACCAGAGATGATGGTGTGAATCCCTCCATTTGCCTCGTAATAACTAGTGGGCACCGAAACATTTGCCTCTGTCAATTCAATACTATCCAAGAAGTGTACGCACTGAAGCATGCTATCCACTGAATACTTTGACATAACTAGCGCTCCACTTGTTGCCTTATAATTCTTCCAATCGTCTGCATTTGCAATGAAGTCAATATAATTCCGACTGGGTGGCACTGAGGGTCCAAGATCCCACACAACCGTCTCTTGAAATCCGTTCACCAAGCATACTCGATGTCGTTCCAGCTGAATCTGTGTGATTTTGCTTGGGCACACGAAGTACAGTGTGTGTTCGCTCGTTATCTCGTCCAAGTAGTGTGCGGGCATGCATACGTAAGTACCACACAAGCGCAACACACCAAAGGTCCTGAACACATTGCCCAATTCGCTAATGATTATGCAGCTCATTCCTGCCATGTGGGTGTCAATCAAATTGGTCATGCTCAAATCTCTATCGACCCCAGCACGTGATGTAAACGGAAAGGACAACTGTGACTCAGCTTTCTGGAGTGCCAACATGCCAACTGATGCTTTCTTTACTGACAGGGTAGAAACACCTTCCTTGATCATTTTTGGACAGGACTTCACTTCATCAATTGTTATACGGTGCAACTCAGCATCCACTTCATCAGATCTCTCAAACGCGCCATCATGAACAACGAGTCCTGGCATGACATGGCTGCTGGTCCTCCTGGAGTTTAGATTGTGAATTTTCTTCAAACTTCCACTTGCTTCCAACTGTCTAGCCGCTATTACTCCAGTGGCCTTAACCTTATCTTGCCAATCGCCTATTTGTGACAACACAGTATCTTTTGAGGCCTTGCCGCCTTGTTTCACAGCACTTTCCACTGAAGCCACGATTTTGCGCCTGAACACCTTGTTGCTTTCATCAAGTAACGCATCTTTCAAAGGCGTGTGCTCTTCATATGTGACGCCCATTCCTCTTTCAGCAAACCCTGGCGACAAACCTAAATAGCTCTTTCTGGTTGGATTGCCAGACTTACGTGGCTTCTCGGCATCTTTCTCCTCATGTGCCTCAGCAACATGGTGGTCTGTGTAAGTCACTCTCATTTTTGGCCGAATGTCTCTTTTGAGGTGCTGTGTCACTATTCCGTCTGACTCATGTGCTCCACTGGCCTGTGTCTCACCTTCTTCTCCTTCAATCTCTTCATCTTCTTTGGAGCCAAACAAATTGGTTTTCTGCAGTAAAATCACGGCCCCAACAGCAACTCCAGCCACAGCAACACTCGCGCCAATAGCCAATAAGATTTTCATCTTCTTTGAAGTCTTAGGCGCAGTTGTGGTATACCATGCATCCAATTTATCCAGAGCATTGAAACTTTTCCGGTGCAATTTGTCATGCGTCATTCTTCGTCGTTCTTTCACGGCACATGCCACTAAAACCAACGCAGCAACCCACTGGTGATCCTGGTCCAAGTACTCCTTGATTTCAGCAATTGCGTTTCTCATCTCTCCACTGTAATTTCCATTCTCTTCCATTATCTCCACCTGTTCTAAGCGTGCTTGCACCATCCGATGTAAATGTGCTGGCAACACAGATTTGAGTTGGTCACCATCCAGCCACGGCAATTTCAGGAATTCATTCCATGGGCACACGTCAGCACCAGCATCTTCCCTCACAGTCAGGGAGCCTTTGTCATCCTTAAACTCGATGGCTCTATATCGCAAAAATATGTACAAATGGGGCCACTCAAAAATACGCTGGCCTTGCTCGTCCTCAACAACCACACTATCACTAGGGGGCCGCATCTTAAGCTCAAAAACTGGCGGCCTCTGCATCCTCACCACGTTCATCTTCTTTGGACATCGTCGCTCAAAAGAATGGTCATCTGCCGTATACTTGGATAAAACACAAACAAAAACGTCCAAGGGATTGCACTCACGAAGTTTCTCAAAATCTATACTATATCTACACTGTGAATGCAACTTATGAGTATATGCATATTTAATAGCCTGATTGGCTCTATACTTAAAATGTACACTCTGGCTCCTAACAGCTTTACACATATTATTATATACAATGTTAAAATCACACACCCTAGTATGATGACAACCACAGGTAAATGGTAACAACTCATGAAAGCTCAGCCACCGAGGTCCAGCTATTGCCCACTCGTCAATGTAGCAACCTGATCCATCTCTCAAAATATCATTCAGGTGCCCTGGAGTCACTCTCAGCTTATTAAAGGCCTCTACTAGCTCGTCCATATTTGGCGCGGTCTCAATCTTGACAAGTTCCTTCGCTTCTTGCGGGGCCTCCCCTGGCACTTCCTGCATCTCCTCGACGATCTCACACTCAGCGGCCTCTCCATTCTGGGCTTGCGCAAACTCGGGCTCGGGCGCAAAAGGATTCATCTTGAACGTTTTAATTCCCTGAAGCACTTGTTCCTGGCTATACATATATGCATCTGTGTACATGCACAAGAACCTTAGAAACGTTCTGTATTCAACGCGCTCAAACCGCCACCCTTCAGTATCGACTTCGCGCAGAAAAGGCTCGTCCCAATTCTCTTTCACCACAAATTGAGGATCTCCTTGACAATTTTGATCATGGCCTAGCACAGTAAACACCAGGCCCTCAGTGGGATTGGCCTCATTCTTGGGAACGTCAGGATCTCTTTCAACCTTGACAAGAACATTGCGTCGCCTATAGTATGCCATCTTAGTTACCACATCCCCAGTATCGTCCAAATTCAAAACATTGGTGCACGAGAATACATATTTGCTGGTACAGTGTTTACCCTTATCTTCGACGGCCGCCATGGGTACGGAAAAAGGATCATTAGTTTTAATACCCATGATCTCAGCATAGTCCGACAGTCGCAGGTTGCTCTTGATGGCGCCAAGATCATCGTATAATATAACTGGCTCTTGATGATAATTGCTCCAATAAGCGTCTGCGCACGATCTCGTGTAAATTCTATCGACTTCAGGCTCTCCTCTGTGATCCAGCAAATGGTTGATGACCACATGAGCAATTGTGGACTTTCCGACTCCAGGCGCACCAAGCATACACACATGTAGCGGATCGATGCGAGATTGCTTCATTCCTTTGTACGTGTAACTCTCATTCATTAGCTCAAGGCATTTTTGACGACATTCTTTGATTATGAGGCTCAACTGCATATCTGGAACTATCTGTTTTTCCATGAGCGCATTATCAATTTTGAGTGAATGTCCATAAAGTCGTCTTACTTTGACCAAGTGCTCATCTCCACCAAAGCCTCGAAAGCGATTTTCCATAAGAGCCATATCGCGCGTTTCTCTAACCCAGTCATGAATCTTGAAGCCCAGGTACGCAGTCATTGCTAGGTCCTCCTTCGGAATGCCACCGCTCACGTTCGACACGATCCAACTAACCAGGGTCTCGCTCCATTTCTTGCACACTGAAGTAATCTTTTCAAACCCGCCAATTATATTCGTGATGGATCTGCCTTTCTTCCCTATGCTGTGGAATTTGTCCGCAAAGCTTGTGATCTCTTTATCATCTGGAATCTTTCCCCACATAACAAGACTCGCTACTACACTTAGTATCGTTAAAAGACTTGACATCGTCTTAGCCCAATTGTCCTTAATGTAAGCACAAGAGGCTGATGCCAAGCATTCGAACGCGCCTGCCAAAGAGTGTTTACGGCACGAGTCTTTGATCGTTCTTGTTCTTGGGAGACTTTTGAGAAATTTCTCTTTAATCCACGTCCCAAGATGGTAAGCTTTCTCTGCTAATAGTGGGGCCCAAATAATCATACACATCACGGACCATTTCTTTACAAATTTGAGATCTGAGCGGTAGTAATGCAAGAGTGCTGCTCCAACAAGAATAGAAGCCAAGGCTGCCCAAATCCACTTGTCTGTTTTGAAGCCTTTGCATGCCAAGTATGGGAAGGACCTCTCAATCAAATGTGTAATCGCTTTCTTACATGGTTGGAACATTGCAGTCAATGAGGCCATCTTACTCTCCATTTTTCCAGACATGCCTTTGATTGAGGAAAGCATAGGCAGCAACAATTGCACGACGTTTGAAATTGGGCTCCCATCAGCTGGCCCGGAGAAGGCTGCGTGCGTGTTGTCAATTAACTCAGCAGTCTTTGCAGCACTCATACTTCCCTCGAAAACGTCTAGGCTCTCTCCAAATTTCCGGATCTGCTTGGCGCCCACTGCCAAATCCTCAACAAAAGTGCTATTACTTCCAACAAGCTCCTGGGCTGAGTCCACTATATTTGCCAACTTTGCAGTGCACTGTCTGTCGGTCAGAATCTTGACGTTTTTGTTCATGTTTTTGATGCACTTATACATTTGAGGATCTGACACCGTAAGCTCCGGGCCCACTTGCTTCTTCGACATCGTCGGCGTGCGTTCCACCATTGGTTTCCAAGCTCCTCCACGATACTGCACAAGGGTTCCATTCGTAGTTCTCGCAATCTCCCCTTCAGTTGGCGGATCATCCTCAGTGTTCACAATAGATGTACGAGGTGCTGAGGTTGTTGGTTGCTCATCTGCCAGATACGTGGTCTTATTCGGCACCTCCGTCACGCTCTTAACGTCATCCGCATATGATAGGACAGTGTACGAATCACTCACTGAGCCGCATTTTGGGGGCACTGTCTGTTCGAACATTTCAAAATCGTCTCCCCCAGCAATTGAGACAAAAAGCTCCATGTCGGCACCACTACGCAAATCAAAAGTCACCGCCCCGTTGTACATCGTGAGCCACTCGTATGGCGTTGACGCATAAGCTTTTGGGATCTGCAATTTCTCCGTTCTAGCGCAGTATGGGACGGTGAAGCGAAAGCTATCTCCTATTTTGAGGTCCCAATGATACACCTTGATCCCTGCTGGTGGATGTGCACTGTCAAGAAATTTGACCTCCTTTTCATCAGTTTTGCCATTGGGGTCATACCAGATGCGCATGTACGAATGCTGGATAGCAGATCCAGATTGAACGTGGATGGTGTAAGTCAGAGATCCACGCCATTCAACGAAAATTTGGCTCAACCAACTAAGGCTTGTGGCTTCAGGAGGCAGTGTTCGCATTCGGGGAGTCACAGCGTACTTGAAGGCTCGTTTCTTGCCACTCTTCAGAGGAACTCTCATCAACAGCGATTCTCGGGAGCACCATTCTTTGAACCCATTGCCAAGGAGACGCGAGCATGATAGGCTTCTTCCAAAATCCTGTGCGGTCAGCACATCATGAGCAAATTGGCTCTTGACCCCGCACATTTGATGCAGTTTAAAACCCTTGCCAGGCCCAGCAACGACATAAAAGCCTATTGAGTTCGATGCATTTCCAGTCTTCACGAGGGGATCCAAGATCATCACATGCAGTCGGCTCACAACCAAGTCAGCATTATAAGAGGAGATATCAAAAAGATAATCTTTGCAAACCAAGCTCATCTTGCCGATGGAAATGTATGGAACCTCGAAAGTGAACTCCCTCGTCTCCATGCTCAAATCGCACACCATTGAGGGAAATGCTGCCATTTGTGATAGAGTGAGCTTTGAATTTCTAAACTGTACTGGAACAGCACTCACCATTATCTTGCCCCTATCAAACATCGAAGCTCCAAAAACAAATGTGTACCTCATAGATCCAGACCATTTGGCAAACATGTGAGCCACAACACTCAAGTTGGTCTGATAAATTAATTTCTCCGACACATAACAAGCGGTGGGGTGAACAATAATTTCCATCAAATTCTTATCGCTCGTAGTGGACCACTTTCCAGTCGCTATTATGGCCTGCAAATCACCCAAATCTTGAGACTCTTCAAAACCCCCGCTCTGTGCAATTGAATGTTGTGCTGTCCAATAACTAAGCTTGGGCTTGTTGAACTGTACCCAAGCATTGACATTAAGTTCCTGGGCCGATGCAGAGTCGGCACACAGCACATTTGCTACTGAAATCACAAGCGAGCCCAAGTTAGCTAGAGAGCCTTCACTTCCTGATGTGCAAATCTGGTGTTGAATCGCAGGAGAGGTCACAGTGAGCGTGCCAATAGAACTCCCACTCGCATGCAACGTCATTGAAGGGAGGTTACTCAGCTGTATCATTGAAACAATCCCTCTTCGTGTGGCACTACTCAAGGCATCCCAGGCTACGAGCAGCGTGCCTCCATGCAACCCAATGCTGGTAATTGTGAGCGTAAATGTCATTCCCTCGCAAGTGTAATACTGGAAATAGCTGAGGAAATTCTTCATCCTGTCGTTGGCAGCCCATATATCGGACGGAAGGGAAAAGGTTTTGAGAATTGAACCCCCCCCATCGGACACCTTCCATTTAAAAGAGCCAAGGTAAATCTTCTGCAGCATGGCATTATGTTCGTCAGCGGGTCCAGCTGCTGCAACACTACTATCCTGGTGGGCCTCTTGCTCTTCATCACCTCCCACAATGACCGTTTCGCCAGCTTGCGCCTCAGACATCTCAACTACGGGGGGTCTCCGTCTCCGTCTAGGGGGAGGGCGCTGTTCACCAGCTGTGCCTGAGTTTCCTGAAGGTGATGGCAATGGTGTCACGCTCTGTGCTGGCTTCTTCTTGAGGGCTTCAATGTCGTTGCGCAGTGCCTCAAAAGCTTTTGCAGCATCCTCACAAAAGTTCTCCAGATTAGTAATGCGCACTTGCTGCGTATCATCTGCACCTTGTTCCAGCACACTAATTCTCTGCTCTAACTCCTTCAGATTGTCTCTCAGCTTCAATGTGGCCGAATCCATGGTTGTGGCCAACTTCTTAATGCCACTGATCATTTGAGCATTCAGTTTTGCTTGCTCTCGCATGGATTTCTCCAAAGCATCTTGCACCTCAGGGCAGACCTGACAACTCCAAGTTGATTCACTGACATATTTCTTGTTATCAGCAAGCCACGTCCCAAGATCCTCAGCCTCCTTTGTGAGCACATCGACTGGCCACTCAATGACAGAGTGCAAACCTTTCACGCACTTCGTGGCACCCAATAGTAGACCGCCAAGTCTCCTTCCAAGATCCAAGAGACCGCGTGTGCTTGTGCCCTCTTCACCATCAAGCTCAAATAAATCATCCTCATCAAATGTCTCTTCATATATTTCGCCTGCTTGCGCCTGGGAACTTTCAGCGTACACTCTGCTCATGAGCGATGGCAAATCATCTATCAACAGCCGACCGCGCGGTACCCAACTTTCAGTGAGGTGCACATATCCAAGTGGCGGGTACATCTCTGGCTCGGCATACACCATAGGGATTGGCCTCTGAGATCTGAAGGAACCATTGTGGAACTGTGAGTGCAAATGGATGAATTCTTCATTGCAAGATACATTAACTCCCCGTAATCCAGCAACTGACAACAATCCACACAAGGAGCGGTCCTTGATATCTGGAAACTCATCTCTGAACTCGGATTGAACGTACCCATGACAGTTGAGCAAAATCATGAACACTCTAAACATGGCATGCGTCATTTTCAAATCAAAAGGGCCATGTAGATAAAACTTATGCTCGCCTCTGTCTACTCCATTGGCATCCCTGCAAAAGGCCAAATGTCCCATGCCCACTCCACGCGTAACATGCTGGTGCGTGAAGGCAAATTTTGATGGATCTTCATATGTAACCTCTGATGAGTGTCCACAAATGTCCATCTCGTCCTCCTCAATGACATGGCTATTATCCAGCGGCGCAAACCCTCGAACCATCAGAACTAGTCGCGCAAAAAGAGGATGTACAGGTATCCACTCAGTATCACAATGCAAAGAAACATAATATTTGTTACCATCATACATTACACGAAGAAAGTTCATAAAAATAGCTATCACTATATTCTCCCGCGGGTTGGCAAATCTACACGACGCTCCGCAAGTCGTGCAAGTGGCGTTCCAGTGCCAACCCTCGCTACAAGCTCGGAAAAATTTTCCTCCGGTCTCACGACTAAAGCTAGCACATTCAAAAAGATGCTCAACATAATTACACACAAAGTGATCATGACTAACACCGGTTTGCGAAAGACGAGTGCCAGCATTAGGACAAAGAGCGCAATCATCGAAAGGGATAGACAGATTATCAAATAGAAACCCCTTTGCATATTTCCTTTGCCAAGCAAATCGTCGATCGTAAAATCGTCTAAATAAAAAGGCCTGCTCTATACAATGACACAAAAGACCTTCCACAGAGATTTTCAATAGTTCTTTATTTAAAACACAATGATTCTTAGTATAAAATCTATACAATCTATGTGCAAAATTACAATAGTTACAAAATACAACCGCCTTACCACTAACCCAGCCCTGGTGAGCACACCGGACACCTCCAACAAACTCTAAACCAGCGTGTAACAACTTCGCTTGATTTTTAGACGAAAGAAGAAAGCTCTGCATTGCTGATGCAAACGGAATTCTTATGCGTAAGAAACTAGGTGCGCCTACACACGCTACTCGGAGACACACTAACAATAGTATCCGCCCGACCGGAATATATTGCTAGCTCAACTACTCACTCGGCCAAGTGGGAAACCAGAAAACTGGAATACACCACAACCAAATCAGATATCTGAACAATTTTAAAGCCAGAGGGACCAGGAAGCCCAGTGTGCATGGCAAACTCACTATTTCGTCTAAGTGTTTGAATAGCCGGAGGGACCAGGAAGCCCAGTGTGCACGGCAAACTGATTTCGCATTACTAGCTTAGCAGAGGGACAGGGAAGCCCTGTGTGCATACTAAGTGTTCTGTGCTACGTCAGACACTAATCGGAAAATCATGAGATGTTCATCAATCTTCAATGGATGAGTAGTTTGTGAATCCTTTCACATGTTTCGGCAACACCTATATGGCGACTACTCGCAAGCGGCCATAAGGCAATTGATTTGGGGTATCTCTATACCCCAATTTTCA